GTTAAGACATTTGCAATAAATACTTATAAGTGGAAAGCTGCTAGAGAATTCTGTGAAGACAGAGACTGGGAGTTTGTCATAATAACAGAAAAAGAATTAGGTATACAAAGTTGGTAGCATACATTTATCAAAAGTTATTAGATGAAGGAGTTAAGGCAGGTCAAACTCCAGCTCGAACTAGAAGTGCAAGAAATTGGTTTAGAAATCTTGCAAGACAAACAACTGGTATTCAACCTAATACTATAATTAAGACTGCACCTAAAATTCAACTAACAAGAGTACCTCAAGTTGGTTTTATGTATCACTTTTTTTATGATCCAAAAACTAAAGATGACTTACCTTACTATGATAGATTTCCATTAGTATTTCCATTCAAAAGAGGTTTTGTAAGACAACGAGCAATTGAAAGTGGATCCTTTCTTGGAATTAATCTTCACTACTTACCTCCTCAACTAAGAGCTAGATTGATGGATGGTTTATATACTATTTCAACTGATAAAACTTTTGATGAAGACACACGTATTAGACTTAGCTATAACATACTAAATAAGGCTAGCAAGTTTAGATTTTTTAAACCTTGTGTAAAGAGGTATCTTGTAAACAGAGTTAGAAGTAGGTTTGTTAAGATTAATGCAGACCAATGGGATACAGCTTTATTTTTACCAACAGAGAGATTTGTTAAAAAGAGTAAAAGTTATGTTCAAAGACAGAGTAGGAAGATGTTAGCGTAATGGGAAATAAAGTTTCACCAAATGGAAGATCCAATTTTGAAGGTACTATTAACAGAACTGGGGTAGCAAAACTATCTCATTTTATGTTAACTTTTTCTGCACCTTCTGGTACTTCAGCTATAAGAAATCTTCAAAATAATATTGGTAAAGCATTCAAAGAAGAAAAAGATAAAAGATTTGTTTCATGGGATACAGAAGGAATTTCTAACTTAGCATTTAGATGTGAAAGAGTATCTTTACCAGGAAGAATTATTATATCTTCGCCTTATAAAGAAGGTAATTATGGTCTAGTAAGAGAATATCCTACTAATGCTGTATATCAACCAGTTGATGCAACATTTATTATGTCTGAAGATTATAGTGAAAAAGTATTCTTTGAACTATGGCAAGATTTAATAGTTGGTCCTCATAGAACTAGAGGTGATACTAATGCACAGTTTGGTACAAAAGATTTGAATTATTTAGAAGAATTCACCTGCAATGTAACAATACATTGTTTTTCAGAAGTAGGTGGAAGAGAAGGATTGAAAGAAGTTTATAATCTTACATTGCAAGAAGCATATCCAAGAACGATCCAAGATTTACAAATGGATTGGGGATCTAATGATGTTGCAAGATTGAATGTAGTATTTGATTATAAGTATTTTCAAGACGAATCATTTAACGAAATTGAGTCATCTGCAAAACCTAGAACTGGTGGTTTTTTAAATAGAACTGGTTTGGGTGCTGCAGTTGCTTCAGCAGGTGGTAGAGCCATATCTGGTCTTTCACCTAGAACTCAGCAAACAATTGGAGGAGCAGTGGGAGGTTTTAACGCAGTGAGAGTTGCTAGTAAATTATTTTTTTAAGGAGATATAATGCCATTACCTCAAATAACAACACCTGAGTTTACAACCACATTACCATCAACAGGAGAAAAAATTGTCTTTAGACCTTTTTTGGTCAAAGAAGAGAAAATCTTGTTAATGGCTCAAGAAGGTAAAGATAAACAAGAAATACAGACAGCTATCTTAAACATATTAGAAGAATGTATTAAGACACCTTTGACTGTACATGACTTACCTTTGTTTGATATTGAATGGTTGTTTCTTCAGTTAAGAGCTAAAAGTGTTGGTGAAGTGATAGACCTTAAAATTAAACATATTGAAAATAAAGAATGTAATTATCCTAATCCTGTAGAAGTTAATCTAGAGGAAGTGAAGATGAAGAATGATCCAAATCATAGTAATATTGTCATGATTGATGATAGTATTGGAGTGACTATGCGTTATCCTTCATTAAAACTTCTTGGAGATAAAGATCCAGCAACTACAAAGATGTCGGAAGTATTTAATATTATGTGTGATTGTGTTTTGAATGTGTTTGATAAAGATCAGGTTTATAATGATTTTACACCAACAGAACTTGACAAGTTTATAGGTGACTTAGATCAAAAACAATTGACTAAGTTTATGAACTTTTTTCAAACTATGCCTAAACTACAACATACTATTAAATATAAATGTGAGAAATGTGGTGAAGAAGTAGAACACGAACTTAACGGCTTGTTGGATTTTTTTTCATTGGTTTGAGTCATGAATCACTAGGAAATCACTTTCAAACCAACTTTGCTTTGATGCAACACCATAAATATTCATTGACAGAGTTGGATAATATGATACCATTTGAAAGAAAGTTTTATGTGGCCATGCTAATAGATTATATAGAAAAAGAAAATGAAAGAATTAGACAACAGAATGCAAATGCAAATAGGAGATAAAAATGGCTGAGGCAGCAGCACCATCATTACCTATAATGCCTAATACTGAGAATGTTAGGAAGATTAGAGACGTTGTATTAGAAAAAGAAAAAGCTGATACTGGACCTTCAGAAGGAGGTTCATTAACTGATCTATCAGGTGAGTTTGGTGATGCATTAAAACCAGCTACTGATATGCTTGCTAGAATTAGAAATGTTTTAGATAACATTAATGGTAGTATAGCATTTCTAAGTGGTCAACTACTTGATGCAATGAGTGCTGATAAAGAATCAAAAGAAGCAGCAGCTGCAGAAGCATCTGTTGAAGGTGCGAGAGTAGAAGAGGCTCCAATTGAAGATGCAAAAGAACCTCAAGTAAATTTTGTAGAGAAATCAAAAAGTTTAATAGACAGTATATTTGGAGCTCTTGGTACATTATTAGCTGGTAAAGTTTTATATGATTTCTTTGCAGCTAATTTTCCTGATCTAAAAATGAAAATAGATGCATTCTTTGAAAATATTATAGCTGGTATAAGAACTTTTGCTGTACCTGCTTTTGTGGGAGGTGTAGCTAAAATTTTTAGTGGAGTGACTGGTTTTATAAAAACTATTGGTGCATCATTAGGTTTGATTGATACAACTATGGATGTTGGTAAAGCAGTTGGACCTATTACCAAAGCGTTTCAAGGTATAGGTAAATTTATAGGAACGCTTGGAAAGCTAGTTCCTTTTGCAAGCAAGTTGCCAGGAATTAATTTAATTTTTGCTATCATTGATATCTTCAAGGGTTTCAAAGCAGGTGAAGAGGAGTATGGAGGAATACTTGGAGGATTAGTTGGATCCGTTGAAGGATTATTAAAAGGGTTCATTGGTATGCCATTAGATTTATTAAAAAAAGGTATATCATTTATATTAGAAAAGTTGGGATTTACACAAGTATCAGAAGCGTTAGATAAATTTAGTTTTGTTGAATTGATTGGTAATTTAGTAGGTGGTATAGTAGACTTTTTTAAAAATTTTATAGAGAATGTAAAAACAGCTATCAAAAAAACTTTATCATTTTTTGGTATAGGTGGTGAAAAAGCTATTGCAGATATGACTCCTGAAGAACAAGAAAAAAAAAGAAAAGAAATTGCTGATAAAGCACCAACTTCTAAAAGTACTAGAGAATTTAAGTCCCAGGCTATAGAAGAAGCAGCAGCTGAATTTGAAAAAGAAAATCCAGGAAAAGAAAATCCTTTCACTTCCAAAAAATTTAAACGAAGAGGGTTGTCATCTTTGACCAAGGAACAACAAAAAACAATCCAAGAAAAAATTGAAGAAAAAAGAACTACAGCACTTGAAAAATTTGATGAACAAGTTGTTCAAGCAAAAACACAAAAGGTAACAGCAGAAAAAGTACAAGTACAAGCAGCTGCTGATAAAGTTGGTAAATCAGAGACTACTGGAACTGGATCAGAACTAAAAGAAAAAGGTCAGGATCCAAAAGCAGTTGCAGTGAGTCAAACTAATGCTGGTGGTACTACCAATAACATTGATCAGAGTACTACTAATAATAATACTTCAGTAGCTGGCGGAGGTGGTAAATCTGCTCCTGACATATCTACTAAGAATAATGATAATTCTCTTATCGAAGGTACTGGTAGTACAAACCAAACTTAGTCGTCTAACATCTTTCTAAAGTCATCCATACCATCATCTGTCTGTGCAGCAGCTACAGTTTCTTTAACTGGTGCTA